ATGGAGAATATAAATCATTTGATAAAAAAAGTAAAAGCATTACCTAATTGCCGAGTTCTTGAGCCCACAGAATTACCAATAATTGATGAGAATAAGCATATACTACCCGATGATTTAAAGGAGTTTTACACTATTTGTGGAGGTCTTACTTTATTTGAAAATGCAGAATATCCTATTCATATTGTTACCCCAGAAGAATTCGTTTTGGCTAATCCCGTAATTGTAGGCGAGTTATGTGAAGAGGATATTTCATCAAATTGGTATACTGTATGCAATGATGGTAAGAGTGATTATTTAACAATAGATCTTAATGAAGAAAGACTAGGAAGATGTTATGATAGTTTCTTTGATCGACATGGACTTGTTGGAGAGTCGCAAATCATCGCAACTTCGTTCACTGATCTACTTGAAAAACTTATTAAGAACAAAGGACAATATTGGTATTGGCTGAAGGATGGCTTTGAATCACTTGGCGATGCTTATGATGATCAAGAGTAACACAAACGTAACGCTAAAAATAAATACAAAAAGTATAAAACAAGCTTTTAAAGCACAAGAAGAAGAAGAAGTTAAGAGAATTTCAGATTTATAAAGTATGAATGTAGAGGACAATACTATGAAGGTTGTTCGTTCTATATTTAGGGGATTCCATTTATTAAGTAAAATGATTAATCCTATATTAAAGACATTATCTAAAAGTAAATTTTAATTACATAGAAATAAAAAAACCGACTCAATTAAGAGCCGGTTTCTTTTATGTTAACGTACGTTTACGTATGCATCACTAGCTGTAATGTAGTACGTATTCCCTTTCGAATTGTGTACTTTGTATTGTGTTGATCCATTGACAGTTACTTTTGCATCAATGGTAAATCCTAAACCCGCATCTAAAGTACCAGCCACATCGAAGAACTTTACCACTAAATTATAACGGTAATGCTATAATTGGACGAGTTATCGACAGAGGATCAAACAGTGCTTCGGATGCAGAAAATACTGTGATTTTTTTGAAAAAAGATAACCAAGAAAGTTTTATTATTACAGGATATCCAGAAAAGTAGAGGAGAGAATTTATATGGAAAATAAATATAGCTCATATAAAGAATTAGGTGAGTTTTTAGCAGGAACATTTCACCAAGACATGGAATCACCTGAGGAAGCTCTTAGTGAATTTATAATGGAAGTTAATAAAGTCTGTATCGAAAATACTATAAATGATATACTTTCATTTTTAATCGGTAATTTAACTGATAGTGAAAAAGAGGAATTTATTACATATAAAACTTATATTTATTTCCCTGCATTAAATTTAACAGCTTTAGAATGGTTAAAGCAGACTCTTGAAACACTAAAAAAAGCTATAAAAAGTAAAGAATAAAATTACACTAAACAAAGCCGACTCTATAATAAGAGCCGGCTTTTCATTTTGCTATTTAACTTGTACAAAATATGAACTATCTGTAATATAGAATACACTTCCACAAGAATTTTTCACTTTATATTGTCTCGACCTATTTACTATTACTTTATCAATGATAGTAAATCCTAATCCTACATCTACGGAACCCGCTACGTCTTTATCATGCCAAGATGGAGATTCATAGAAACGTAGATTGTTAACTTTTGAAACAACGCGCTTCCCAACAATAGAAGAATCCACTGTGCTTTTCTTGTTAAATTTAACATAAGATGGATCGTTTTCAATCCATTGTTCACCGCCAAGATTTAACCATCCTTTCCAGCCCATACAGCATAATATAAATCATTAGCATCATTTTATTACTTTCCCATTAGTGTTTTACCTCTACGTTAATGCTACATTACCTATTGAAAACTATAACAACCACATAGGTTATAAAATATATTTTCCCAAAGAAAATTTATCCATTTATTGTTATAATTATATCCGTGATATTTTTCTAGAGGGGGGTTCCTTTAAAGAACAATAGGATAATGGACTACTTATGGATTAACACAAATAGCTATCGGTCTAATTGTCGATAAGGGACTAGGTAAAGCAGGCCTCGTCACAAAAGGAGCAGGTGGAGCAAGTACATTAGCTAAAGGCGTAACGCTAGTAAAAGAATTGAAGCAAACAGCTGATATTTTACAATCTTTTAAGAAAGATGTTTCATATGCTTTTGCAGGTATGAGTTCATTCAAAAATGAATTTTCTACGTCTAAAGATTTTTTCATAAGAGCAAATAGTGGAGAAGGAAGTTTAAGTAAATCTGGTAAAAGTGTAGAAAAACGTAAGGTCCCACCTGCTGTAAAAAAGGAAGATGAATTAGGTGAGTATTACGAAGTAACTATAAAGTTTGAAAAGAATGTAAAATGGGGTAATGAACTCCGAGATATGAATTTACGTGATTTTGATCGTAAAGTGAAAAAATTACAAGACTTGAGTGATGCAAACTTACTACAAAAAACAAAACCTATTAGAGATCCTCAAGTAACAAAGCAGTATCGAAAAGATGCTATAAAGAAGATAATTGAAATATATTATCCACGAGATAAAGAATTAGCAAAAAAATTAATTGATAAAGTAAAATATGATATGGATCCAGATCATCGATGGGATTTAGGGCTTAATGGAGAAGATATTAGGAGTAATCTTCAATTTATGGATCAATTTACAAATAGAAGAATTGGTGGACTTTTAGGAGTACAATTAAAAGATGCTCCTTATGGTTCGAGAGTAAAAATAAATATCGAGAGGGAATAAAAAATGGATAAATCCGTATTAGAAAAAATAGAATTAGTTAAGAATATTTTAGGCGATGACCCATTTAGTTTGGTTATTGGTGAAATTGTGGAAGAAGAAAAAATAATTGATAAAAAATTAGAAGAGACTATTTTAAAAGATTATTATTTCATTACAAGCAAATATAAAATATTGAATGGTGGAGTAATTACTATATATGGTCATCAAAAACTTGAAAGTATTCAGTTTTATACGGAAGACATGCCAGGTGGTGCTGATAAATGGCTTTGTATAGGGACAATAGAAAATTACCCATTATTTATTGATAAAATTAATGGAGAAATATCTTGTTTGTTTGGAGATTTAATTGATCAAAACTTTGTTATTGAATCATATGGTGATTTTAATAATTTCTTACAAAATTATTATTTAGGACAAAAATATTGTGAATTAGGTAATAAGTTTGTTCAATCTGGAGGGATTAGTGACACAGTAGGTAGTAAAGATGATGATTGGTATCAATTACTAGAAGATCATAATTTATTGTAATACATTAAGTTGATGTGTTATGAATAACATTATAAAAGATAAATTTTTTATTTAAAAGAAATGTAAATATCTAAATAAAAAAGAAGAACTCCTTGTATTGAGGTAACGTTCTTCTTTTTTATTGATCTATGTAATTATCCATCAAAAATGTAATACTTACAGTTATTACGTAAAATTGGTATGATTTAGGTATTATTTCGAGGATGTTTTTTCATGAGTTACGATACAGTAGGTTCGTTGCAACGTATGCAACAATTAGAACAAGCACAAGCAGCATCAGGAAAACGTTTAGTGCTAAAAAGAATTAATTCTACTCTAGATATATGGTTAATTATTATTGCATTTATTTTATTAATTCCAACATTAGGATGGTCTTTTGTACTCTATGCTCTTTATTTTGGCATAAGAGAAATTTCCGCTAAAACATACTTAGTTCAAAACGTAGCTACTGGCGAAAAATTCAAAGTAGATAAAGAGGATTTCAAACAATACAAGAAGGATTTTAAGAAGAAGGAAAAACAAGTTAGAAAGATATCTGATTTGAAATAAAAAAAAGAAGAACGCCTTTTAGTAAGGGTAAACGTTCTTCCTTTTTGCTTTAAATTTACTTAAATTTCTTGTGCTACAACTATACCAGTATTTCCATGTACATTAGACGGTGCACCACCACTATCACCTTTATTATAAGCAGGTGCAGGTGTATCCCCTATATTGTAAACCAAATCCGGTCTTTGTGGTGCAGGTGTGTCACCTTCAGCCATTGCTAATAAACCAAATGACGTAACCGTTAATAGTAGTACTGCTTTAAGTTTTTTCATTACACTAACGCTCCTTTTTCTTCATATTTCTTTCTTGCTTCATTACTCATGTGAAAATACTCACTTGCTTTTTTCTCGTTTTCTTCCTTATAGAACATAGTTGCTAATATTTCCGTGTATTCTTGTACGCAACGTGTTAAACCTTCTGCTTCGAAATAGGAAATCCCTTCTAAAACAACACTTTCCAACGTTAGAGAATCAGAACCATTATTCATTGCCTTTAGGATATTAAAGCGGTGCACGTATTCCTTATTTTCTATCTTAGTACAAGCTGCAAGCCCTTTTTCAATTAGTGTATTAGTCTTGTTGCGTTCACCCAATTTATAATGTTCCCTAGCCTGTAAGAACATAGCTTTATAATGGTTTGGAAGGTGTTCTATAACCTCTGATAAATGACGAATAGCTAAATCTGAAAGGTTTTGATTTGCATATAACCAGCCTAGATTGTTTCTAATACGTAACAGTAGTTCCGTGTTATCAATCTTTTTAATAATATCAATAGCTTTATTTAAGTGTTCTTCAGCTTGTTCAAACTGCCTTATCTGTATACACGTTAAGCCGAGGACGTTCTCGCATAAAGCAATGTTAATGTCATAGGAATTAGTTTTGCTGAAAAAGTCTTTTGCTTTACTAACATATGAAATAGATGGTAGGGGTTTATAAATTTGGTAATAGAAAGCCGCCAACCTATAATTAAATTCTGCTTTTTCTAATTCGGTCGGCACATACATTAATAGTTTTTCCGCTTTCTCAAAATGTTCCCCAGCTTCATTGTATTCCGCAAGAATTGTGCTGTGAATTGCTTTGAAAAAGTGGTAATAATAGGATATAAAGCTGTTATCAGGTATATCAAAGGAGTTAATTTCATTAAAATTATCTTTTGTAATGTTAAGTCCACCTGTTAGTACTTTATATCTAAAATTTAATAATGAATAATATAGTAGTAGGTTTTCGTCTTCTTTTATACTAGAAAGTTTGTCTTCAATTTCTTGTTTGAATTGTTTTGCTTTTTCTACTTGTTGTTGCAACATTGATTGATACCAAGTATCTAATATTTGCTTGATTTGCTCTTTAGTTATTATATGTGCGCTCATAACAAGTCATCCCCCTTGTTTTTTTATCTTTAATTTACTAAATATTAACATATTTATGGATATTTCATAGAATCTCCTCTTTTAAACTACTTGAAAAATAATTGTCAGAATACTTATATAGGAGTAAAAAATAAAAAAAACGCCCATAAAGGACGGTTCTTGTTCTTACTTTACATATACATAGGCTTCATTTGCTGTTACATAGTATATTTTACCCTTGCTATTGTGAACTTTATATTGCGATGATCCATTAACGGTTACTTTTGTATCAATCGTAAATCCTAATCCTGCATCTAAAGTGCCAGCGACATCTTTATTCTGCCAAGAAGGAGCATCATAGAAACGTAGGTTATTAATTTTAGAAACAACACGCTTACCTACAATAGAGGAATCTACTGTGCTTTTCTTACTAAACTTCACATAAGATGGATTGTTCTTAATCCATTGTCCACCGCCAAGATTTAACCAACTACCCTTTTCAGCCCATACAGCATAATATAAATCATTAGCATCAATTTATTACTTTCCCATTCGTATTTTACCTCTATGTTATACTACTTTAGATGATGGAGGAACAAACGCATTTGAAAATTTAACTTTAATACAAAATCATCCATATCATAAAGCTATAACTAATACACAACGTACATTAACTAGACACTTACAAGATGGCGATAGTGCAGACATAAGCTGGCCTATACCAAAATATAATATCTACCCTAAAGGAGAATAAATACACTTAGAAAGAGGTTTTTATATGTGGAAAAATCTAGTTTTAGAAATTGGAGATATACTGAAAAGTGTTAACTTTAATTTGAACATACCAGCAACAGCTACTGAAGTTCATAGATTAAGAGACCATGCAAAAGAGAAGTTTAATGTTGATTTACCAAGTGAATTTGAGGAGTTTCTTAAAAACGTAAATGGTTTAGATTTTGGTGGACTAGTTATTTATGGAGTTGACCCTTCTTTACTAGAAACAGAAAGAAACGAACCGATTTGTGGATTTATAGACACGAATGAGATTTGGTATGAAAATGAATTTCAAAAAGAGTATCTTTTCTTTGGAGATTCAAATATTGCGTGGTTTTGTAAAAACTTATCTGATGGTACTTATTTAGAACTTGATAAACCATCTGGAACAGTGATGAACACATATAATGATTTCAATACAATGCTTGAAGAAGCATTGAAAACAGCCCTTCTTTAATATGGGGTATCAATATGAATAAGGTTACTTGGATTGGAATAAGTAAAAAAGAAATAAGAGAAGTTTAAAGAATAAGAGAAGTTTAAAGAATAAGGGAAAACAAGTTAGAAGAATATCTGATTTGTAATAAATAAAAAAAGCCGTCATAATGACGGCTCTTGTTTTTACTTAATAGTTACATGTTCCTCACGAATCCAACGATTACCACCAATATCTATTGCGTCGCTAACTCTTCCCCAAATACGATAAGGAGTAGAACCGTCAATATTTCCAACATGGTTAATACATTCTGGCTCACTATGAACTGCAATCCCCCAACCTACAGGATATTTAGAATGCGCATAGAACCATTTCACATCAAAATGTTTTAGGTAAGCCCACTGCTTTTCATTCCCAAGGCAGATCATGTCTTTTTCTCCACCACCCCAGTATCCTTTCTGGATTAAGTAAGGGATTTTTTGTGTAATACGTCCAGCAAAAATAGGATCAGCAGGATTTTCATATAGATTCACACCATAGCCATTATCGTATTTTGATGTTGCATGTCCAATTCCCTCTTTTTGAATAGGCTGAATTGGATCAATTGGGTTAATTGGATTTAGTTCATTACCACCAATAAACCAAGATAATGGCTTGTCTCCATTTAGAACATTTAAGTCAATTTTTCCTACACCATCAAGCCAACCGCCTGTTTCTCCGTCTGCATATTGCCATAGATCACACGCAAAGGCTGGTTTATTACTTCCATAACGAGGAATCCACAAGAAGTCTGCTTTTACCTTATTTAAACCATATTGATTGTACATATGATGTGATACATAAAATCCGACTTTCCAACCTGCCGCTTTACATGTATCCATAAAAGCTTGAGAAGCAGCTGCTAGATTGTCGGGGCCACAACTTTTTAATGTATCATCCTCACAATCCAGCACTAAGAATTTAGCATTTGAATTTGTTCTTTTCATAAAATCTTTCGCTTCTACAATTGCATCATTAACAGAAACATAGCATCCATACGCATAGGCAGCATGTGGAATGCCACGTTTCTCTAATTGCGCTACATGTTGTTTATATAATCCATCTACTGTATCTGATCCATATTGAACACGGCAAATCGCTAAACTAAGTTGAGGAGCTAATACATCCCAGTTAATGCTGTCATTCCATTTTGAAATATCGATAATATGTTTTTTCATTATTGAACATCTCCCTTTTTCTCTTCTTGTTTTTGTTTACCACCTAAAATTTCAACTGCATTTGTTAGTGCTGAAGGTAACGGGATTCCCATACGTCCAGCGTTTTCTAAAAGTGATAGCAATTCATTACCCATGAAGAAAAAGATTGTTGCTTCACGAATAGCGCTGTTACTTCCAAACGCTGTATCTAATTGCGCTGCCACTCCAACCAAAAGAAAAAGCACCACCTTTTTGGCGATGCCTTTAAAACCTACTTTACTTTTTAATTCTCCGTTGTATCCTGCTGCTATCATGCCAGTTAAATAATCTATAACTGCCATCGTCACTAAGATTTTCAATGTTGCATCCCATCCTCCCAAGAAATACCCACAGAAGCCACCAAATGTAGCTATAAATGTTTTCATTAATACATCAATACGATCCATCTTTTCACTCCTTTATACAAAATAAAAAAGAGCGGTGAATTTCACCTCTCTTTGTTTATGTCACTATTCGATTTCTAAAAACACTTTGTTCCCTTCCTGTTTAACCGTTATTTCGTTGTCAACAACACAACCGCCTTCACAGGATATATAAACTTCACTATCAGGATTCAAATTTAACAAATTTGCAATTAATTCTTCAACAGTCAAATCTGCACCTCCCGTGAAATAGATTTTTAACTATATACAGGAATACCGACTATATATGGTGATAATCCTTCCGAATACCTCTTGAATGAATTAGAATGATTTCGAATGAAATTCTCTTCTTCCTTGACCTCTTCTAACCATTTTTTTGCAGAATCTGTTAAACCTCTACAGAATTGTGCTACATCAATATTCAATGCGTCATTAATTACATTATTATGGAAAAAGAAATTAGAATTCGGTTCCACAAATATAATTCTATTATATTTTGACTTCTCGTGTTGTGTACTTCCTTGATGTAAGAAAGAACATCTAAAATAGTAACAATCATCAGCTGACATACTAAACTTATCTCCTACATACCTGTTATACCATTCTTTATATTTTCTTCCACTAGCCTTCCCATCATCAGATTGTAAAGCAGCACAAATATCCGGTATGCATAAAGCCATTCCTAATGATAAATGATATACTCCTGCATCTAATCCTCTTTCGATTTCATTAAATAGATCTTCCATAAACAAGTCCCCCCTTATCATGAGTTTATTATACATGGATAAGAGTGGATAACTCACATGAAATTTCAAAAAAATGTTATACAAGCCGTATTTTGTTCAAAATAAAAAACAGCTTATAGCTGTTCGGTTAGTATTGTTTCAGTTGTTGGAATTTCTTGCGGTGGATTTTTACCTGTCAGTTTGAAATAATCATCTGCACAAATATTTTTTTTCGCAAATCCCATATCTAACTCATAAAGTCTTGCACCACGTCCACACAATTCACATCTTGTTGCAATTCTGAAACAGATTGTTCCGTCAGACATTTCTCTCCACACTTCGACCTTACTAGTGCCATCAGGAATGCCCGCATTATTTAACATATCAGCAGGTATTTGGACAGAAATTCCTGTATCAGTTCTTTTTGCATCTACCAGCCTCCCCATAAAAGGAAAGCTTTCACCTGCTTGAAGTGGCATCGTGTGAATGTCATACTTATTCATTTATATCTCTCCTTTTTTATCCAAGGGCATTAAATTTCCAACCATTCGCACTGCTCACATAAAAACCCGGGCCGAGATTACCGTCTGTAAAACGGATATGCCCCCAGCCTTGAAATGCATTTCCACCAAGATTTACACCTTGTGCAGCTCGTATATTAGTAGAAAACTTAACATCTTTTTCTGTTGATATATCAAACGTTTGGCCATCAGGTGCTGGACCTACATTGTTATTTACACCACCTATTGCAATACTATTAAATGGTTGAATACCAGCGGCTCTTTCTGCTGCCGCTCGATCCCAGTTATACATAGATGCATATTTACCACTGTATAGCGTTACACCTGATACACAAACCGCTGTTTGTGCACCGGTTATTTGTCCATTTGCAGAATAGACTTTAATAATTAACGCATGTTCTTGAGGTATATAGTTTGTCGGCACCTTAAAAGTGAATGAATATCTTCTGATTTCTCCATAAAATACAGATGGCTCAGCGAAGTCCATTTTTTGCTCATTCCATATGTCATAAGAAACATTGTCCCTAAACTTCACACAGCATACATGCAAACGTGGTTTCGCTGTTTTACGCACGCCATTTACCATAGCTGCTCTAAAATGTGCAGATACAGTATATTCGTTACCAGGATGTATCCCATTGTTAACCACTGCTTCTGGATAGTTGTACATATCTACCCTTGACGCATTAACCATTTGTTCGTAATCAAATACAGATGTATTTTTTTCTATCACTACATTGCCCTGCGGCTTCCAAGTAAGACCATATCCACCTTCAAATCCATAATAATCGCTATTCCCAATATTTTTCTTTCCAACAGAAGAAAAGTCGGGATCTGCTATTAGATTTCGTCTTGATACTGCGGTTGTTTTAGTTCCCCATTCATCTTGGAATAGGAAATCTAGCATTTTAACGGTTACACCATTTTTATCAATGGTAATCTTATCACCATTAACGTTAATGACATTCGTATCAATACCTTTTGCCGTTAACCATTTCACCATTGTATCTGCATTAATAGCTACTTTTGAAACATCGATTTCTAATTTTTCCGATGAGAAGTTAATAGCTGCAATGATATTACCGTTTTTAACTTCAGCAAGAATTCCTTTATCTAATACTTCTAACTTTGAGCCTGTTTTCTTTACATAAGCATCAAAAGTCTCATTTATGAAAGTTTCTTGTTTTTCAGAGACGATTGTAACGCCTTTTTCATTAGCGCTGATACTTCTTTCTAACTCTGTAACTTTCTGATTGTATTTTTCAGTTGCTACCTTATCCGCTAAGTCATCCATGATTTTATCTTTGTCGACCATATCCGCTGGGTTTTCAATGTAAGAACTTGCTTTAGTTGCTTTTTGTAACATAGGATGTGCCATCCACATTGTGCCATTTCGAATAACATAAGCTCTTAAACCTACTTTTGTAGCTTCTGGAGGAGCAACAACACTGTATTCCTGTCTCACCCATGTATCATTCGGAATAGTAAAGTTAAGAAAATTACCAGATGATAATTGAGATCCATCTGCTTTCCAAAAGACAATTGCAATTCGCATGTATTTACTTTCGTGTTCATCCATATTTTTTGTTTTGAAATATGCTGATACCACAACATTTTCTCCAGTAGCAACTGATACTCTATCAGATGTTATATTGCGGAATGCATTATCAGTATTTCCACTAACTGAGAGTTTGAGAGACGAATCACCCCAGTGTGTTTCAACATTGTCAACAAAGAAGGAAACTGCACTAGACCAATATTTTGTACCTTGCTTTAAACGAGTGTTACGAAGTTCATTCGTTACTCCGATTCCACCCACATAATCTTCAACTTGTTTGATATCAACTTTCGCTTCAATCACTCGTGAAGTTTGTTCGATTTTTGTATTTGCATCAAGGATTTGTTGACCTTGTTCTGTTGTTGTAATAGAAAGCTGTCCGACATCACTTTCTAGACCCTCTAATGATGTTTTAAATTCTGCTGTTCGTTCATCAAGTTCTTTTACATCTTTTCCGTAATCAGGTATAAGTACTTCCCATTCTGTACCTTTCCAGATTTTTAAGATACCTGGTTTCCCATTACTGATATCACGCCAAAGTGTTTTGCCGGATTCTAATCCTGTTTTAGGTGGATTACCCCCTTCATAAATAGTTGTTTGATAGTCTTTCAGATTATCTTGTACTTTTTGTGCTAACTCTTTAGCCGCTTGAGATTCTTTCTGAGCAGTTTCGGTTTTTTGATCATTCTCTTTTACTAGTTCTTCTAACTTATCCAATAATTCTTTATTGGCTTTACTGCCTAGTGTAGCTAATATTTTGTTGTACATTTTCCGTAATTCTTCGTTTGCATCCACAATCTCGCGATAATCACCAAACACATATTTATCTTGCATCGGATCTTTAAATGACTCATCACCAGCAATCGCACGAGCTTCAAGATATAATTTCGGTGTAAATCCTGTATCTTTAATTTTTAATGTATCGCCCTCGTTTATTAATTCGTGTGCTAATCCAAAAAACCGTCCAATACTTTGCGCTTGAACATCATAAGAAACAGATGTATTAATACGTTTCTTATGCTCAGTTTTCATAAGAGTCATTAAACGTTGTGGAGTTATATCTTGTTCTGTCTCTGGAGTATAGAATCCGAATTTATGTTGACCACGCTCATTCCAACGTTGAAATGCATCGTTATCTACGATGTACGGCAAACCATTATTAATACTCTCAACTGTAATTATCTTATCTCCTTCGCCTTTAACGAACCCCATAAGCGCTGTGCAGATATTTTGAGAGTTTTCAATACGTTTGATTCCTATTAAATCTTTACCTAAAGTTACTTCCTTACCTGTTTCTCGCCCCCGTTTTTTGACCATATCCACATAACGACCAACAATTTGTGAACCCACAACTTCAGCACGGTATTGAATTTCTAATTCGAATAAAGAAGCAATCTTTTTCAAAAAACTTAATGGATCAATGAATTCATCGATTGTCATTGAATGGAATCCGGCATATTCTAAATTTCCTTTTTCCCATTTCGTACCTACAAGAGCTATATCCACCATTTCAATTACTGTCTTACCTTCTAAAATTTGTGGAGGAATAATTCCTGCTTTTGCAAGTTGAATCCATTCACCAGATGCATAAGTAATTACAGATCTATCATTAGAATCTTTTTCAGCTTCAGTAATTACATAAGGAACTATCCGCCCATCTCTTACTTCTTTTAACACTAAGTTTTGCTGCATAAGAGTCGCTGCATGTTCTGTATTATCAAATACTTTAAACTCTAAAGTATCAATGTTATTTTTGATTTCCCAATGACGAACATCATCCCAGTAGTCTTTGGGCTGGATAACTGAAACGATTTGTTCTGTTTGAAAATCGACAACGTGAAGTGTTCCGCTAGGTGTTCTCATCTAAATCTCTCCCTATACATTACCTTTGCTATTCCGACATTTGGAGGCATTATTTCTAGTTTATTTTGACCTTTTTGAATAACTGGATAATCACTAAAAATATCTTTTAGATTAATAGCCTTCTTACCATTTATTGTTATAAGACTTCGTTCTGTATCAATAACTACTCTGTCCCCAACATCAAAAATATAAGGAGGATTACTTTGCGTATTCATATTAACTTTCCAAATCTTTAAATCATCGATAGACATTTGTGAACAAAACATATTATTTGAAAACTGAGAAATGCTGATTTGCACTTGGGCGACTTTATTCATATTGACATTATTTTCATCTATCCACACTACAAAGCGTTCTGAGTCATCAATCTCCGTACCTAATATAAATTTAGAAATATAAGCCTCCCATCTGTTTCCAGTTCTAGCAAGCCATAAACGACCTCTAAAATTTGTCCAGGTGTCTGGGTGATCTCCATGTTCATTAATGAATACCTGTCCACCTGGTTTTTTACTATTCCCAACAGAAGCGAATCCACTGTTTTGCTCGGCTTCCCATTGAACATCGCTCATCGATATACGAGCTACATAATCGCTATTTTCATCGAGAAGACCTATTTCCACACGTCCCATCTGATCCCAATGATGACTATTAATACCTACATATGCTTGCATGATAAAGTCCTGCAATGGACCTTGCGGAATATTCTTTTTAGCGATAGCACCATGCCATCCTTTTGTACCTTCCGTTCCAAAATGAAGTGGTACAAGGCGATATCCATCTGACTTAAATTCACCTCCACCAGTCATATCTTCTGTCTTAGCTACTTTTGTCCATCCTACAGTTGTTGACATTTCATCCCACATAACACGTTGATTTCTTTCAATAGGTATTTGATCCGCTTTAAGTGGGTATCCAATACGAAAGTAATTCATACCATTCCATACATCAAGAAATGTGGAAGGCTTCTCTACTTCAACTTCTATAATTGCATTAGATTCCACACTTCCTTTGTTTTGTACGTTTGCTATTAGACCTCGACCATCATTCATAAAATCAACTGTTTGTATCTGACCTAGTTTATAAGGCATTGGGCAAATAAATTTCAAAGTACCTTTACCCAGAGTGACAAATTCATCTGGATCAAATCCTTCGTCCACCATTGCTAAATATGTTCTATCTGGCTCGACATCGAAAATAAGCTCTACTGGTTGTTCTGTAATTAACCAATCTGCTATTTCTTCTTTTAATAGTTCTAAGTCACCGCCATCAGGAGCTATAATTCCAACAGGAATCGAAAGAACACGGATGTCAGTTTGTGTGTTTAATAACCTTGCCCCTGGATAACCTGGAACACTTAGAAAATTCCTTTTTAACGGTGCCCATGCTGGTCTTTTCCACCCTTTTTCAATTTGAATGAAATTTTTTCGTTGATTGTTAAATGTAAAAGAACTCATGTTAACACCTCTTTTCTTTATAAAATAAAAGAAACCCGAACCTAAAAGGCTGAGTTTCTTGCTTCTTCTCTATCTTGATACTCGGTTGTATATCTATAAGTACCACGTGCTACATCTCGTCCTTCCAAAGTAACAGGTACTTCAATCACTAAACCGCCACCCTGTGTTGGTATCGCTCCATTAACACCAGATTGACCAGGTAAATAATTGAATACTTGATTTGCGGTATTATTTGTCATAGCTTGTCTGCTATTTGACATACTTCCATACACACCACTCATAACAGTTTTTAATCCTGATAACTGGCTCATAGAACTATCCATCATACGACTCATATCACTCATTAATTGACTCATAGATCCAGTCGTGCCAACCATAGTCGCAGCAATTCCTGCACCAATATCTCCAAGCGTCTTTTTATTCAGCGGAAGCACTGCTTCTCGTCCCGCTTCTCCAGCACCTTGCAAGTTTCCACCATTCATTCCAAAGATAGTTGGTTTAGTGAAAATACCACCTTTTGCACGCCAATCAATATTGATTCCAGAAGGATAAGTAACATCTTTACCTAAAACATTTTTCGTGCTTGTTTCCAAGCTGAAATGTGGAAGAGGTGGCATTTCAGGTTTTGGAATCTTTAACTTCAAGTCGCTAAAGAATCCCTTAATCTTCCCAATAAACTTTTCTATGCTGTCAACTGCTTCTTTTATTGGATCTACAATAAATCGTTTCGCTGCTTCAAATTTTTCTTGTGCAGCATTCTTTACCGCATCGAATTTTTCTTTAGCTGAGTTATATAAATCGGTGAATTTTTGCTTGGCTTGATTATACGTTTCAGTTACCGGATCAATCACATATTTCTTTACCAAACTCCAAGCTGTAAGTGTATAAGATTTTATTGTTTCCCAATTACTTAATATCCAATTTGCTAAATCTCCAAGTTTTTCTTTCGTTGTATTCCACAATTCTTGGACGGGTTGAATAACATACTGTTTTATTAAATTCCAACCTGCTAGTGTATAAGATTTGGCTAACTCCCACTGTGAACTTAACCAAGAGACTAAATCACTAAACTTTTCTTTCACTAAGTTCCATACTTCCTGAACTGGTTGAATGATATATTGTTTAAATAAACCCCATCCAATTTGTGCCGCAGCCTTTGCTATTTCCCATTGCGTACTAAGCCAGTTAACTAAATCGCCAATTTGTGTACTTACCCAATCGTAAGCTTCTTGGATTGGTTGAATAATATATTGACTAATTGCTGCCCAAGCAATTTGTACTCCGGCTTGAATGAGTAACCAACCTGCTTCTAAAACTGTTGAAATCAATGAAATGATTGGATCTAAAAAAGTAACAATCGCATTCCAAGTATCTTGCCAAGCTTGCGTTAACATGCCCCACAATTCGGATGCCGTTGTAACTAAAGAAGACCACCAGGAAGAAGCTGTTTCAACAATACCAGACCATAAGCTACTAAAGAATTCGCCTATTGGGTCAAAAAAACTATGCATCATTTCTGTGAATGAAGCCCAAGCTCCAGAAAAGAATTCAACAATTGAATTCCATGCATTACTACATACCTCACCTATACCTGTCCATAAATCACTAAAAAATTGACCAATGGGATCAAAAAACTCATGCATTGTTTCTAAAAATGAACTCCACGCTTCACTGGATGATTGAACTATACCGTCCCAAAGCTCTACTAAATATTCCGTAATAGAATTCCAAATATCTATAATCCATTGTTTAATGTCATCAAAGTTTTTATAAATCGCAAAACCTATGGCAGCTATAGCGGCTACGATAAGGGGAATAGCAGCAACAATTCCAGCCGCTGCAGCCGCTCCAATCCCGAAGATACTCATAACTGTCACAACTATAGGCGCAAGTGCCATGATAGCACCTGATATTATGCCAATGGCTACAGCAATTGTTGCTAATGTCGCTGCCAACTCCGGATTATTTGTGACCCACTCAGCAAACTTTGCTACTAAATCCGCTACGACACCTAGAACCGGTTCAAGAGCCATTTTTAAATCATTCATGGCTTTTTGCATTTTAACTGCTGGATTTGCATCCATTTTCTTTATGGAGTCATTCAATTGATCTTGGTTATTCTTAAAATCAACTGTTTTTTCTTTTGCTCCTAGCAATGTGTTGATTATGTTTTGTCCTTGGTCTTCGTACATTGTCATTTTGTTATCGTAAAGGCTTTTTATCCTCTACTTCTTGCACTTCATTTTAATGCAAGCTCGGCATACGTTTTCACTTGTAAAGTGTCGCGGTCTCGTGAAGGGATTATATCTTTTCACCCTCTATGCTCTGCCCCTGACTATACTTTGTATAGCCTTCGGTTCAAATTAGGATTCGCACCCTCTTTGCTTCATACCGCGATTTTACTTCGGCACAATTTATCACCTACCGAAGAGTTTTACCCCTAATTCGTTACGCTTCGTTTCATCTTCAACTTCAGATAATGCTTGTGCAATATCAGTCATAGCGGCCGATCCTTCTTTGCCACCGTTCGCTACAGCTTGTCCCCATTTTTGTAATTGTTCAGCTGAAATATTTGTTCCTTCAAGGGTTTCTTTCATCGCTTTATCGACACCTTGACCGAATTCAGCCGCTTTGATACGCCCTTCTTTTAGACCCGATATGTTCAACAGGATTCGCAACATCCTGCCAGTTCTCTTATGAACTTCTGTATATCACTATACAGACCAGACTATATCATCATCTTTATATAAGATGCTCCCCATTTCGGATGTCATCGGCTTACACCCTACGCTTTTCAGCTAGTCGTTGCACGTTCCTTTATTAAAGGCTTCGCTCAGTATTGTCTCTTTTGAGGGTTCCACTGAATTAAAGGAGTTTTCTATGAATGTCACCACTCATAGGGACAATTTTTTATCCAATAGATTGTCGATATTCCAAGTACCAGTTTCAACACCAGCTTCCATAATAGCTTGTACTTCCTCTGCATTATATCCAGCTCGTGTTAATTGCCCTCCATATTCGGCGATGATATCCAATTGTTCAGAAGGGAATCCGACTTTTAAAAGTGAATTTGTTAATCCCAACGCGCCTTCTTGCGAAATCCCTAACTCACTTGCTATTTCATTCGTTTCCTGTATTAATTCAGTGAAATCAATACCTTCATAAGATTGAGCTATCGCTGCTGCTCCTTTTACAACTGCTGCATTTGCTTCATCACTAACGTTTTTATTTAAGGCCCATTGCCTACGTACGCCCTCTAAAGATGCTTCTGCATCAACACCATAAGCGGTAACACCCCTTACAGCTTCCTCCACAGATTTCTTTGAGGATTCGGGGACATCAAAAGTAATATCAATCTTCGTTTTCAACTTAGACATGTCCATTGCTTGTTCAACTGCACTTGCAATACCGCCACCAGCTGCCATTCCACCTATAATATTTTCTAATCCTACTTGTAAGCCTTCAAACTTTTTCTCTGTTCTGTCAGCTTCTTGCTGTAAATCTCTTAACTCATTTCGTACGTGTTGTATGGAGTTACCAGCATCCACAGATCGAAGCGCACGTTGTAGCTTTTCGATATCTGCTTCTGTTCCTAATGCTTCTCGACCGATAATTCCAATCGCTTGTTCTAACTGCCGACTTGTAGCTGTTCCGCTTTTAATTGCATTCACAAGACGATTTCCTAATGCCCCTGCAAAATCATCAATGCTTTTTCCTGTAGCGCTAAACAATGTTTCTAATTGTCTTGTTGAACTTGCTACACTTTCTTGCTCAGCTTTCATGTTTCCAAGCTTATTTTTCAACCCATCAAGTGATCCTTGTGTAAATTCTATTTCACGCCTAAACGAACGGTATTGTTCTTCAGAAATCTTTCCATTTCGAAATTGTTCCTGCACCTGTTGCTCCGCTGCTTTTAATTTGTCTAGCTTCTGTGTGGTGTTTTCAATTTGTTGAGTAAGCAACTGTTGTTTTTGAGCTAAAGCTTCCACATTACCTGGATCAAATTTTAACAGTCGTTCAACATCTTTAAGTTCCTTTGTTAAATCATTACTACGTTTATTTACATCTTTTAAGGCGTTTTGAAGTCCAGTGGTTTCTCCATCGATAGAGATTGTAATCCCTTTAATTCTTCCTCCTGCCATCATCTCACCTCTTTCTTAGAATGAATCGAAGTCTTTTTGATTTGCTTTTCTAACCTTTTCTTTATCTGGGTTCTCTATTTCAGCGAATTCAGCAATATAGTCAAAACAATCACCAATAGTCATTTCTTCTAAATCACCATGTGATAATTTCGCTTTATAACAAAGAGCAAGGAACGTGTCAGTGGATAATTCTTCATCACTGAAAGTCCCTTGCTCTTCATTATTTTTCTTTATTTTTTTTTTGCTCCCATTGTACTTTGAATCATGTCATTAATTTCTGGCATGATATCGTAAATAGGAAACTCGTCAAATCCATCTAGCCATGTAATTGGATCAGGAAGATTTGGATCTGCTGTTTTTGCATATAACCAAACTAAATCGTAAATAACTTCAAAATCGACGTTCTTAAAATCTGCGGTTGATAGGTCGATAGTGCCTTGTGACTCATCTTGCGAGGTAAATGTACCGATAGCTCCTAATGCCATCATATCTGCGAATAAATCACGTCTGAATTGTGCCTTATAGCGTTTAACTGTTGCTGCTGTACCTTTTAATCGAACCTGTTTACCATCTATAGTAATTGTCTTTTCCATTTACTTACGCTCCTTTTGGTGCCGCTGTTTTTTTCACATAAACTTCTTTGTACCAATTATCATGGATTGCTTGAGTTGTTTTAGATGTTGTTTTTGTTTTAACCATTGGTCTTCCACCAGGTACTAAAATAATTGGACTAGAGACAAATTTCAATTCATTCGTATTTGGTTCAGCAGAGTTTGTTTTTGTTTTAGATCCTAGTGTTGGACGGCTTGCTGAACAGTTATACATAACATGACGAGTTGCATTCACATCACCATCAAATTCAAATAGTAGTGCAAATGATTTTCCTTTGGCATCCGCCAACTCATTTAACACTCCGTCTTCCGGATCTAATTGTTCTCCAAGTGCATCAATAGCAAATTGCTCTGGGATAGTAGCAATATTCAACGTTCCATCGTAACCTTGGTTATTACTTGCCGCGTAATAAAGCATGTCATCTGCATAGAATTCAATTAAATCACCGCGTGGTTCAAAAGTTAATTCAACTCCACCAGGTAGTGGAATTGGTGTACCAAACTTCACTAAAAATCCTTCAATATCAATTGGCACATAATGTACATTCTTCAAACCGAATGTCACTTTGTTTTCATTCTTCATTTACATCAACCTCGTTTCATATATTTTTTGAAATAATTTCTCAGATTCAATAAAAGTCCCATACGAGTCATAAGTTATTTCATGATCGTCTAGAACTTTTTCAAGCTTGGCTTCTGCAACCAAGTCTTTTTTTGTGGTATAAAGCTCAATATTTAAATCATTTACCTTGTGATAGACCTTGTTATCAGCCATCAAATTTGATGAGCCATCCACAAGGAAACATATATAAGGTGGCGCTGGTACTGGGTTACTTGGCGTTGCTGTGAAATGCGAATAAACCACAGGATAACCTGTAGCTTCAAGAATTTTTGTTAATTCACCTAATGTCATTGTCCAATCGTCCTTTCGATACGTCTTGGCGAATCATCAATTACATACTCTTCAACTGGACGAATATGCACTTGCGCTGGAACACGTCCGCCACTCGCTTTCGCATGACCATTTTCCAAGAGATGTGTTAATTGGCCCTTTGTATTATGAACAACAACGGACTTTCCATCTTTTTTCTTGCGCCATCCTTTACGATAATCCCCTGTTTTCTTAGGACTATTTTGCTTTAGTTTATTAACGGCAACATCAGCCACTTCTTCTTGCGCTGTCATTAATTCTTCTTCCACAACATTTGCATATCTTTGTAGCTCTCTAGCAATCTCACTCGCAAAATCGTTCATATTAAACATGCTCCTTTGCGATAATGGTCAATGTTTGATTCATTTCATCATCATTCATTGGTGGCTCGATGATATCAAAGATACGACCTTTCATATTAATTCGCATTTCTTCTGTTATACCAGAAGTATATGGAATAACGAATCGATAAACCCGTGTAGCCTGTGAAGCTGAAGCTTCAATGTACTCGGAACCTTTTACTGTTTTTATCATTGCCCAAGCCTTTTTTAATTCCTGCCAAGATGTTTCGATTACTTGGTTTAATTCATCTTTTATTACTACAGGTTGTTCGATAATAATTCGATTCCTAAAATCACCTGTATTCAATGGTTTTTTAAATTGAAAAGGACGCATTTTATTCACCGTCCAGTTTGATTTCTTCTAAAGCTTTTTGAATGCCAAAGCTATTAATTTCCGTTAAAAAATTCTTAGTAAAATACTCTAACGCATCATTATAAACATAACGAGAACGTTCAAAAACTAATTCTTTGAACGTCTCATCTTTGTTTATATCATAAGCTCCACAGTCTTTTATTAAAGCTTGGTTTGATGCAAATAGGATGCGTCTTAGGTTATCATCTTCATCGTCACCCAAGCGCATCCTATCCTTGAATTGCTGTAATATTTCATTTAAAATCACTGTTTCCATTCACATCACCCTTGAGCTGGTGGAGTTGGTGTTTCTTCAAGTTTTAATGTGTAAACTTGTGATGTATATTTATCCTTCGGTTTACCTGTAGCATATTGCTTAGCGATATAAAGCGTTGCATCCTCTAAAGCTAATGTTTCTTCATACTTTTTAATTGGTTCAGTTCCGCCCATCGCTGCAATATACTCTCCTTTAACAAAGAACAGCACCTTACCTTGAGGTACAAATACTGATTCTGAAGGAGTTGGATTGAAAGGTAAACTTGTCACATACACCCCAGCTGCATTTTGAATTGTTGCATTTGCTTGGATATCAAAAGTATCAAACGGATTTGTTACCATAACTACTTTCCCAGCAATATTTTTTGGTCTGTCTGCATCAGTTTTACCATCAGGATTTAGCTTTTTAGCCAGTAATTTAACAACACCTTTTAATTCATTGATTGTTTTGCGACCTGGTTCAAACGTTAAAGTCCCTGCTGTTTTTTTATCTGGATATACTCCTCCAACTACACTTCCACTTGGATCTTTTAACAATCCGATAGGCTCATCTTTACCTGTACCAATTACGAATCCACGTTCTAAACCTACAGACATAGCTTCTGAAATCATTGTACGAACATAGCGTTCCACCCACACTGGACCAAGTTTAAGCATGTCATTTGCCAATGGGATAAACGCCGTTAATTTAAGTTGAGAGATAGACTCTTTTCGGAATGTAGCATTTAGTTGTCCTTTAATATCACCAAATAACGGTCCCCATACAGCTGCACCTTCTGGATCTCCATAGATAAATTCTGTCACGGCACCTAAGTTTTCTAATCCGATATGTTCTAGTAATGGATGACCTTGAACTAAATCATCAAAAATTCGTTCTTGTGTTGTCTTAGGTAATGTTTCAGTATCTTTAAATCCACCATCTTGAACGACTGCATTGAAAAATTTCATTTCCTCACTCGTTAATACGTTAGAACCACGAGACTGCATAATTGAACGGTCTACAATCGATTCATTGACTTGATTCAAGATATCCGAACGGACATCTGTAGCAAGCGCTTCAATCATAGAATTTAATGCCGCTGTTTGTTCTTCTGGTGTTCCTTCCTGTGTTGCCTTCGCAAAAGCTATTTTTTTCTCTTCAAAATTATTAAATTTAATCACCATATTTTATTTTCCTCCTAAATTTAAAAAGAGCGTACTCAGATTCTGTTTTGTTGTAACAGGCTCTTGAATAGGCTCTTTTGGATTTTGATTATTTGGTTGTTTCGTATACTTAGCTACTAAATCTTCTTTGAAATTTTCTACAACTTCCTCTTCTTCATCTTCTTGCGTATCATCAATTTCAATTTCATCAGCAATTTCATCAGCTAAACCAAGAGCAACTGCTTCCTCTGCTGTTAGCCAAGTTTCATCTTTTAAAAGCTGTTTTAACTCTTCGTCTGTTCCAACAAAACGTTTTTTATAAGATGCTGCTAAAGCTGAATCAATTTTTCGTAAATCTCGTGCTGTTTTTTCAAAAAGATCTGCATTTCCATATTCGATGGTACTAGCTTGATGAATCATCATCATGGTATTACTAGGCATAACGATTTTATCACCAGCCATTGCAATTACAGATGCGGCACTAGCCGCCCAGCCATCAATATGAACTATAATTTCGGCATCATGTTGCTTTAACAGATTGCAAATTGCTACACCATCAAATGCTGAACCTCCACCTGAATTAATATGAACGTGAATTTTTTCTGCTTTTACATCTTGAATTTTTCTTCTCACTGCTTCAGCGTTATTTTCACTAAACCATCCACCGATTGATCCATAAACGGTCAATTTGTACTCATTCTCACCTTTAGCTTCAAAGCGAATATCTCGTTTTAAATTTAAAAGCTTATTCATGTTCAAATGTTCCATCATTTATCACCTCCTTCAGATTCATTTAGTTTCGTATAGTTCTTCGTAATATGATGGATATTTAAGTTTGGATCATCAGAACCTTCATAATCTACTTCTGAACGAATCTCATTTCCTGTAAATGCACTTGAAGAAATGAGTTTATCAATACTTGTTGCAAGGTCAAATATACTCTGATAAGAAACAGCTTTAACTTCAATCTTTTGTCCTGAAAGATATTCATTCATTTCAAAGAATTTAACATTCGCTTCATCAGATAGCTTTTTTAATAATGGCCTTACTGTAAAAAGCATGTAATTTTTCGTTTGCTTCTCTACATCAGCCATTTCGCCATATAACAAAGCTGTTGGAATACCAATAGCCATTGCTACTTGATTTAAAAAACCATTGGTTACTTTATTGATTTCTTCCACACTAGGACCATTCGCAACCCCATTATATATTTCGTTATAATTAATACCCTTTTGTTGTGGAACAATAGCGATATCTTTCGTACCAATTGCTTTATACATATTGTCAATAAACTCTTGCAACTTGGCTATCTGTTCTTCTGTTTTAGCACCGATAATATCCATATCAACTGTTCCACGAACTTGATTCTTACGTTTTTGAGAGTTTAATAGCCTACCGAATAAGTCCCCGTAATCTGCAAATAATCCATCAATAAGTGGAGATAATTTATCATTTCGATACTTTAAATGAATAACTTCGCTTTGCTTAAAACTTCTCTTAAACGTATAATCCTTTACTATTACATCGGTAAAAGTATCTTCAAACACAGCATATTCGTTATGTTGAAATCCATCAGCTATAAGTAAATCACTATCATCTGCTTGTATAACTAAACACTCATTATCATAAATAAGTTTGCGAATAAATCTTTCCCAGAAGGTACTGGCCGTCATGTTTTTGTTCGGTCTAACGTTTAATCGATAATAAAGCTCATTCTTCTCAAATGCTTTACCGTTTCTTACTCTGAATTCAGATTGACTAATTGTTCTTCCTAAAAATGATACGCATGTATCAATTGCTAATCGTTTCATATGAACCCTGTTTGCTGTATCAGCAATCAAATCCAAATCGACCATAAATTCTAGCTCTTTATTTCTTTTGAATACTGAACCTAACCATCCAATGATTATCACCCCCTTTATTAGAATTTAATATCGCTGAGTATAAAGTCGGTTGCCTCTTGTATCTCGTCCGCTCGATAAAGAGCATGAACAAAACATTGGAATCCATCTGTTTTTCTACGTACTGGCTCTTTTTTCTCGTATATTTTATTTCCATCACCTTTGATAACAACCAATACGTTTTGCGTGTACCAACGCATTAGAGGGTTATCATCAAAAATAATTTGTTTATTTGCAAAAGCCATTTCAATACGAGGTGCTAGTAAACTATGAATTGCTTTTGGATTCCTTATAACTTCTATTTCAAAACCTTCTGCTACCAATAAAGGCCTTATCGCTTCCATTCGGAAGTTATCAGCTATAATTTTCTTAACCCCATATTGCTCACGCATTTCTACAAACCAATCAACGATATGCTGAGGATTAATAGTCGGCTCGTCCACAACTGTAAGTAAGCCTTGTTCCTCCCACTCTTTAATTGGTGCAAACTTTTGTTTTTTATACTCGCCAGCCTTTTTAGAATAACCATAATAAATATCAACAAATTCCTTTCGCACAAAGGAATGAGTTTTAAAAATGTACTCACCATTTTGTCTAAATAAAAGACCACATGCTGCAAAATCTCGAATACTCGCAAAGTCTAATGCTCCTATACATTCTTGAGCATACAAATTAGGGAATGGACGATTTGTAGCAAGAATTTCTGACCACTTTGCAACAGAGCGTTCTAAATTTGTAACGGGTAAGTTCATACGCTTTGTCATGAACTCTTCTCTGTTACTTGGATCATCCTCTAAATCTTCATACTCTTCCTTTATCGTTTCAAGTAACCCTTCAGCATACTCGCTTAACGGCTGCGATAACATAGGGTTTGCCATTTCCCAATTATCCGGATCGTCAACTTCTTTTTCATCATTCAATTTACAAATGAATGGAAAGATAGCGTTTGGACGGGCTTCACCATTTAAAACCTTCATTGCTTTTTCTTTTTGCTTATCTAAGAAACCATCACGTACATATCCATCTGTACCAATATAAAATTCGCGTGGGTTTTTCTTTTTCCCTAAGCCGCTGATATGGACTCGAACATCTTTATTGCTTTCGTATTGATGTATTTCATCAAATACAACCGCGCCATCACGCAAACCATCTTTCGTATCTCCGTTTGATGTCCTAAACTTCAATACACTTCCGGTAGCTTTGGAAACAGTTTGAGTTAATGTTGTTTTAAATGCTCGTTGTAATATTTCATTTCGTTTAACGCATTTATGAACTTCATCAGGACTTGTTTTCGCTTGTTCTTCACTGTTTGCAACAACGGAAATGTTATACTCCGGAATACCATGCATTTCACTAATTAAAAAGTGAATGATGACTGATATTAATCCGTTTTTACCGCCACCACGCCCAAGCATCCATAGGAATTTACGATAAAATACGCGTCCATTTTTCTTGTAAAATAAAAAGACGAATGCTATTAAGAATTTCTGAAAAGATTGTAATGGAAAGTACCACTTCTCACCAAAGCGAATACACTTCTCAATCATTTCATCATCAAAATATAAATCGTCTCTGTTCAAAACATATTTTTCTAGATATTCAATTAACAATTCTCTTTCTTTATTGAACTTCACTTTTCCACTTCGATAAAGTTCAATATATTCATCAATGTACTTTTGCCCAATCATGTTAGATCACTTTCACTATAACCCGCATTAGGAATGTTAGCCTTAACAACAAACTTTATATCTCTGCCTAACGCGATTAAAGAACTGTTAATTTTATTCCTTTCTCCTATAAGAGGGTGGGCTTTAACAAAAACTTGAGAACCGTTTTTTACTGTTACGGACTCGCCTTCCTTATTAATAGTTTTATTTATTTTTCTAAATGCTTTAACAAGATCAATGTATCTTTCTACCTTTTCAACTTCGACTAAATCTGCAATATCAATACTATTCATGAGCTGTTCTTTTAACCTTACAATACTAACAGCCATCTACCCACCCCCCTTACGTGCGTAATTCCGAAAAAAACCTGACAGTTAACCCCCTCCTCCGGTGCCCCTTAGACGAAAAATTGATGGAATTTTTTAAGGGGGGGTATTGTTTCTGGATCATTTTTACCACTTTTCATCGTTTTCCCATTTATTCTGTTTTTTTTTGAATGTTCTACCGTGTTCTTTATTGTGGCAATCCACACAGACTGTTTCTAAATTATCTATTTCTAATGCAAGTTCTGGATGATGTTCAAGTTCTTTTATATGATGGACAACTAACTGTATCTTCTTACGGTTCGCACTCTCACTGTACTCATTGGTATCAGTTTGAACACGACCGTTTCGTTTGCACTCTTGACACTCATAGTTGTCACGCTTCTTTGCTTGTTCTCGTATACTCTTCCACTCACCACTGTCATAGAACTTACGCTTCTGTTGTTTGGTTTTGTATTTATTCACTTGCCTTTACCTCAATCACTCCTATATCAATTCTCTTCTCACGATGTTCGATATCAAGACATTTCTCACAATAGAAAGTAGAAAAGATATCCAAGTCATAATGTTTAGCATCAGAATAAAAAGAAGTAGTCTCACTATCTAACACTTGGTATTTATGCTCACACATTATCTCACTCCTCTTAATCTTGACCTATCAATCACCCAAGTCTTACCCATCTTCTTTGCACTATCTTTCCTTCAGCGCACAGGTTTTTAACTTGACCAGCTAATATATTAAGAATAGATGCAGCTTCATGTACACCAATTTTGTTATGAAAGAATACATTCATACATTATTCTCCTTCCAAAATAAAAAGCATCCAAATTGGATGCTTTTTATTTCCCTATATTTTCTAAGATATACTTTTCAATCAACTCTGCTTTTTGTTCTACCTTTTCTGTCCACGGAACTAATAAAAACCCTGCTATATCAGTGCCATTTGTTAAATCAATAAATTTTTCAATTCTCTTTCGATGATTCGTTTCAGTATCCGGAAATCCTGGTGGTTTCGGAATAAAGCCTGGTGCTACGAAAGTAATATTAAACGTTGATACCTGTACAAACTCATCATAATTCACATTGATGATTCCTAATTCTTTATTCTGAAATACCTTTTCTGTTTCTTTTTCATTCAACATACGAATAAAATAATCTAATTTAACTCTCTTATTTATTGGATCTTCCATGTGAGGCGCACGAACTTCAAATTCACAGTGTCCGTATAACTCGTCGGCTTCTCTTGTTAAGCAAGCAAAATCAAGAGCAACTTCTGAATCTTCATTTACACGAGAATTAGAAGCAATTCGAGACGCTTGGCTCTTCCCGTTTCCAAAAATTAAACAACCTTGATCATGAATCTTGAAAATGTCTCCATAAAAAATATTATTTGGTCTTGCCGTAGCTGTAAATTCTCTCATTTATACCACTCCTTTCCAAATGATATATTCGACGAAAAAGTGGAAAATCCTACAAATAAAATAAAAGCACCCGAATGGATGCTTTGATACCAATTATTTATTTGTACTTCAATTATGGTAAATGAAGTTTTATTCTTCTTCCAGCTAACAACCACGACAGACACTCTTGGTTCGCTTATCAGGCAACCTCATTCCATCTACCTAGGATGTCGTTAGCTCAAAGAAGAGCAAAAGCTCTCCCTAATAACGGTATCATTCAATCACTACCATCTGCTGGTTACGGATTTTATGTGCCATCATTATGAATCGTTTAGACAAAATATAAAGGAATCTTTATGAGTTGTGTTTTCCGCCAATTCTCACAATACAAATATAACACGCTAGTTCCAAAACAACCGGCACATTTACTGCCAAAAAGCTGCCACGATTCTGCCAATCATTTTATAACTTCCCATTTCAAACTTGAACCATTAGTCATAACTACTTTTCGATCTCGCAACCATGTTCTAACATACATACTATGTTTCACACTATCTTTACCTCTACTATCATTTATTGTTTGATTTATATATTTCATCTTTTCATCCGCTATTGTTTTATACTCTACTTCAACCCGTTTCATTTCATAAACCATAGTATTAAAAGATAATGATGGGATATATAATTCATCATTACCCTCTAATAAATAAATATCTACTGTATTAAGTAACTTTTCACCAATCGAATCTTGTAATATCACTTTTATTACCACATCAAAACAAGGATTAGAACTTATATTTTTTATTTTTATAAAGGTACCTTGTAGTTCTTTTTCGTCAAACTCACTCACTTGCCTATGTTCAGCGAGGCACTTTTTATATTCTTCTGTAAGAATTAATCTCCCGCCTTTTTTTAATACTTTATCCTCTGAATAGGGATTATCTGTTACACTTTCAACCACAACATATGACCTTAGATTCTTCTTTCTCAATGAATTAGCATTTCTTAAATTAAATATCAGTGCAATAATTGACCCAATGAAGCCCCACATTGACCAGTTAGTTATGTTACTCAGTATTTGTTCCAACAAATTCATATTAGTATCACTCTCCTCCCAAAAAACAAATTAATACAACGTGGCATTTAATATATTGATTTTATCATATAGACACCTTCCCTAGTTACCCATATCTTATATTTTGTATAACTAACTGAAATACCAGCTCCCTTGATACCAGTAACTTTATAAACCTTTTTCAAGTTTTATAACCAAGTAAATCTATAATTATATACCTTATAAACGAAGAAACATCTTTCTTTTTTATTAACATGCATAATTAACAGTATCTTCACCATTACCTTTTAATAGATTATTCGCACTGGAATTAATCTTACATTCTGATAATATATACATTAGATATCATGTAAAATTTGAGAGGGGATCTACATAATGAGTAAGAAAAAGAAAAAGCCTAGTGAATCTACCCTTGCTAAACAAGCAATTGCTAAAAAGTATCAAAAAGAGTATGGAAGCACACCCATTATCGTTTCTACCAACTTAGAAAGTATGCAAACTGGTTATGCTGCTGTAGCAACTGACCATATTCAATTATTCAAGTACAATAAAGATGTAAATGATGTTGTCAGTATTGCTAAATACTACTTTATTAATTATTCCACTGTTCTAGTAGATCACTTTGCTATTAAATCCCTATTCGAGTTTAATGGATCAGGAACACCATTTCGTTTTATCCCAACAGAACAAGGAAAAGATATCGAGCGCTTTATTGAAAATAACACATCCATTGAAATACATAAGGTACATCGTAAATGGTACAGTAAAATTCTTGGTTTCCGTTCTAATACAAAATGGAAAATGGTTGTGGCATGTATAATATATTTATTTATTCTCACGGCTGGAATTAGCGGAATGATAGATAATAAAAATGAAAATAAAGCAGCTTCAACAACAAAAGTTGTAGATACAGATGCTACTAAAAAAGATAACGAACAACAGAAACAAGAAGAGTCACAAAAACAACAAGAAGAGCAAAAGAAGCAAGAGGAACAACGAAAGCAACAAGAATTACAAAAACAACAAGAAGAGCAAAAGAAACAAGAATTACAAAAGCTCTCGGTGGAGAACAGAAGCAAAGCGTACAGCAACAACCAAACAATGATCTCCCTCAAGGAAATTACAATTTTAAAAGCTGTAAAGAAGCCAAAGCAGCTGGATTCTCAAATATCACAAGAGATCACCCTGCTTATTCCTCTAAATTAGATAGAGATGGTGACGGATTAGCTTGTGATAAATAAAAAAGGAACCTGCATAGGTTCCTTTTTTTATACTTATAAATACCTTCTTCACCACTTACCCATATCTTATATTGTGTGTAACTGACCCGATTGCGAAATCCCTTGCTATCATTGAATTCATAATACTTTCTCTTTTGAGTTACACAGTACAAAAATTATGAGTAACTGTATAAATAAAAAAAGAAAAAACAATGATTAGATTTTAAACCTAGTCATTGCTTTATCCATTGCATCTTGGTTTACACCTATATAACGTAGCGTGACCTTCTCTGATGAGTGATTGAATATCTCCATAAGTAATGCTATGTTTTTCGTTTGCATGTACATGTGATACCCGTACGTCTTTCTCAACGTATGTGTGCCTATTTCATCTAATCCAAACTCCGCTGCTGCTCCACTTAGTATCTTATATGCCATGCTACGACCAATAGGACGATTCTTACCTTGTCTACTTTGTAATAGATACTCATTATCTTCTCGCTCTTCAATAAACCACTTAAGTTCTTTTTTCAACGCTGTTGTAATTTGTATTCGTTTTTGTTTCCCTGTTTTCTTTTCCCTCATAGAAATATGACTGCCTTTAACATCTCCTACTTTCAATTTCAAAATATCAGAGATTCTTAATCCTGTATTGATTCCCATAATAAATAAAATATAATTACGTACACTCTTTTCTTTAAAATACTCTTTTAACTGCTGTATTTGTTCTGGATCACGTATCGGTTGAACAAAATTCATTATTCATTACCTCCAGTTTCTTCTGTCTCGTAAACTTCTAATCCAAGTGCAAAAGCAAGTTTATAAAACGCTTTAGACTTCCAACGTCGATAAGTACGCTCCGACATTCCTATTTCGTTATAAACCATGTAATCACATACGTCCTCTTCTTCTAAATAACGTTTATAAATAATATCTCTTTGAATACTTCCTGCACGTCCGTTTCCTAATCGATTTAGAAACTGATCAATACGTAATGACATTCTTTCAAGCCACTCTTCTCGTTTGCTTTGTTGAATATTTGCTATGGCAACATCTTCTAACGGCTTTCCGACTGCATGTGTAGGACCGTGCTCTCGTATTTCATAAGAAGGAGTGACTTTCATTTCTTTACGCATCATCCCAAATTGTCTATGTATACGTACGCTTTCCAACACACCTTCTAATTCCTCTTGTGTTGCTGTTCTATCGATTTTTGGTAAGAAAGATAATTGTTTAGTCATTCCAGACCACTCCTTTTTATTTTTTAATTACTTTTGTCTTAAAGCTCCACGTCTACGCTCATAACGTGGTCCACAAACACCCATTAAATATTCAATGTCACGAGTGCTTAATTTCTCTTTTCGTTTTTTATTCTTTGCTTGTTTTGATTGCTTTTTCCAATCACGTAATTGATCTCTTAACACCTTCATTTCCCCATCTCCCTTTTCAAAATAAATAGGACACCTATTCCTAAAACAGCTATAATTGCCGCTTTAATGAATTGGTGTCCTCTAGTTTTCTAGCCGGACTATATTCTGTTTCTATTCATTTCCCCTCCTAATCCAGTGCCAAAAATTCGGACCTGGTACGATTCGAACGGGTTATCATAATCTTCTGAATACCTTTCCCGTGTTCTTCTATCGTTGCATTCCAAGCTTCAGCTTCAGTCTTAGCATCAAAACAATCCATCTTTTGCCGTTCCTCTTTATCGTAGAAATGTATTTCATAGCTTGGATTCAAAAACTTTTCACTGGTACTTATCGCGTCGTAGTTGAAACTACCTATAACATCATCAATTGTTAATTGCTTCATAATCGCATCCCCAGTTATTTAATTTTTTCGGTGGATGTGGTCGATACACGATCAACTTTTCCGCCTTGCCAAATAATTGTTTGTTCTCCGAATCCTGTTGTAGGAGGATTCAAAGAAGTAACTTCACCATTTTTGACCACATAAATTTTATTATCAGTAACATCAATTTCAACTTTCGTAGGCTTCATACGATTGAAATCCCCCTTTTTTCTTGTTAGCTAACTTTTTTATGTCGTTTCCGTTCTACTTCTTGTTTCATTGACTCAAAATGTACTAACCATGCTTCCCAACGCTTTTGATTTTCTTCTTGCTGTTGTTTTGCTACTTCACAATTACAACTGTTTGTTTCCGTTACACCTGGATAAGTTTCTTTACGAATAACTCCTGTACCATGACATAATGCACACATTGTTATTCCTTCTTTTTAAAATTGCGTAATCTATAATTATCGCCATGCATTTCTAACATTTCAGCGTTTTCCATCATCCGACTAAAATCACGTTCTCCATACATCCCTGCTAATTCACCGATATTAAAGTTGGTAGTAAATAAAGTACTTTTACCTATACGACTATCAACGATTTCATTTGTTTTTGTTTGCTTCCATGTAACCCCTTCTTTATCTTTCTCCGTGAATTCCGCTCCGAAGTCATCGATAATCAAGACATCCACTTTTGCTAGAAGGGACATAAGTTTGTCCTCTGTCATTTCACTGTTTTTATTCCAAGTAGATTTGATTTTAGTGAATAACTTATTCATTTGAATAAACATTGCACTATGACCCTTTTTCATAAGTTCTTTAGTGGCTGCTACACACAAATGACTTTTCCCTACTCCGTAATCACCCGTTATAATCAGGCTCGTTGTTTCTTCCTTATTGAATGAAGCAACAAAGTTCATAATTATTTTTTTCGCCTCAGCCAATTCCTTTTTAGGTGGTAAATAATTTTCAAATGTGGCTTTTTTGAGTTTGTCATTTATTAAACTGTTGTCCGCAAATGAATCATATAAATGAATGATTTCATTTTTCTTTTTTATAGCTAGTGTCTCTATAGCTAATTTCTGATCTTCTTTTTCTACCGATCTACATTGAGGACAAAATTCTTCATTCGTTTCTATATCTATCAACATTCTTTTACTGCAAACGTCTTTAAATTTCTCTTTCCCTACTAAAAAGACATTCGTGCATCTATTAGGAGACAATACATATCTTTGACTAGCGTTTCTTGAAGTCGTATTTGTCGATGAAGCTACTATCTTTTTGATTGCTTGCATTAGTTGGTCCTCCTTTAAATGTTCCTTTTCGTTGTACAGGTTTTTCATTTAAATAACTTTCGAATTTAGTTCCAAATAATGTGATAGGTCTCAAATATCCACTCATTTCCGTATTATCAATCCATTGTGAAGTCTTGATGTCAATCACTTGTTGGAAATGAGTTAATCCGAATCCTTCTTTCCACCTTGCTTTGATTAGATCCTGTGTTTTTTTAGATGTATGTTTATAATTGGTATTTGCTTTCATGTTGAGGTAATCAACAATCTCTTGATACGGAATAAATTGAGCGTTGTCCTGAGATTTTTCAGGACTATATTCTTTTTTTATTTCTTTATCTAAATCTTTATCTAAATCTTTATCTATGTCCGTTACGACATCGTTACATGTAACGTTACAACTAAGTGTTTGTTGTTTTTTTCTTTCTCGGTGTGCTGCTACACGTTTCCTAGTGTCTTCCTTAATCTTTTCTAGACGGTCTAGATTCTGATGTTTTCCCCAATTAATGACATTGATGTAATGGTTTTCGTCAATATCAATCATCCCGAATTTTTGAAATACACTTAGTGCCATTCGAACTGTATTTAGGGAGCGATTAAAGAGTGTTGCTAGCATATCTTCCGTATATGGGATATTTTCGTTTAAAAAAATATAACCACTTGCATTTGTTTTACCAGCTTGAGCTAACAACTTAATCCAAATAATTAATAATGTATCAGCTTCAGGCATACTCTCAATTAGGCGGATTTTTTCATCCTCAAACATCGTTGTCGAAAGTTTAATCCATTTCACTTTTACTTCAGACATATTCATTACCTCCTCGTACATACTGCTATGTGTGATTGTCCACTTTTGATAATTCGTTGAATTCCATAATGCGGATAACCAACACTGAAATATTGCTCAATCATCTGTTCTAATTTTTCTCTGTTCTTTGCTAATTCCCAGAACTTATTAGGCAATAGCACTTGATAAACAACTAAATCCATGTACTATTCCACTTCTTTCCGTGATATACTTATAACAACTTATTTTTTCTAAAGGACCCACTGCTATGGGTCTTTTTATTTTGTTTTACATCACTCCAAGCCCATTGTTTTATAGGTTCGTAAGTAATGAAAAACAACCATACACTACATGCGATTAACATTCCGAATAAAGCTAACGATATTGAATCTTCCACAAAATCACTCCCCTTCTAAATAAATTCAGCGTATTATTAATCATCAATTTCAACTGTTACATAGTGAATCTGTGTTTTTAGAGGAACCTGTTGTGTAAGTATGATAGATGATGTTGGTTCACCATCTTCAATTAACCTCTTAATCTTACGAGTTGCTTCAGTTTTTGATTCACACTCGTAAGCGTTTAGACCATATCCCCTGTTATGAAGTACAAAATATTTAGTTTCTCTCATTTTATTTTCCTCCTATTGAACTTCCGCCATATTTATCTGTGCATTTGCAGCTTAATTTCTTCATCAAACAATTGGAATTGAATATTCTTCATTAATGATTTGAATAGCTCTATCTAAATGATGACGTTTAATAGCCTTATAGCTATTCACACCGAACTCCCTATGTAATTGACTATAAATATCGCTATATAGTTTTTTTCTAAGGCTAACGTCCTGATATGCATTAGAATCCTTGCCACCCAGTAAAAGAACCCCTAACTTTCTTACAGCTTTTGATATTTCATCGCATTCAATGGCATACAGTGGAGCATTCTCACGCAAGTCTTTCACCTCAGACCTAATCTCCTGGATTTCCTGAGTATGCCCTTCTAAAGCTTGAAATGTCAGTTTTAAAACACCCATTGGATCTGTAGGTATTTTTTGTTGATTTTTTATGTACTGTTTAATACGCTTGAACTCTTCAATAAACTTAATTTTCATTTGAACAGCTTCTTTTGTGTTGTAGCTCATTACAACTAATGTAAAGGCTTCTTCTGTCAGGTCGATTTTAGGATAACGTCGTCCTCTGTTTTCATAAGTTCGTTCGTGAAAATTCACGAGCGAAAATTCATATCCCGCATAACCCATTTGCTTGCGAATATCCTTCAATACGTTGTCGTGAGTTTTGTCAAATACTTCCGAAATCATCAAACTATCTGTAACAACTTCTCCGTTGCTTTCAAATACTAGTTCACTATGTATTGGTGTTTCATTCACTATAGCTAATTGATCCATTTTTATTTCCTCCTGGCTAAAAGCTTGGAATAACCTTAGTTTTATTCATATTGCGATGTACCTTCTGATCTTTCTTTAATTCTTTGAGCTGCTATTCTTGGAACAGATGTCCTTATTAAGAACGCTTTTAAAAGCTTTAATGCTTCTGGGCTTGGACCATCCATTTTAATTTGTTGTTCAGTTAATTGATTTGTCATTTAATATCTTCCTCACATATTTCAATGCCTAAAGTTTCTGCAATTCGTTTTTTTTGTTTTTTTCCTTTCCTAGATCCTTTTAAAATATCCGATAAATAGGAAATTGAAATTCCTAACTCGGAAGCGAATGAACTAAGAGTTAAGTTTCGTTTTAATAACTCCGTCCTTACCTTTATTCCAAAATTTGAATATTGCACTTTGTTACCTACTTTCTATTGCGAAAATTTGCGCTAAATTATTGACTGTTTATTAGCAAATATGCTAAATTAGATGTATGGAAAAAAGACGCAGAAATCCCTAGTTTGTCGCCCCCCAGCGATCACTACAACTTTAATGCTATGGTATTTTTACGCCTTAATTCCGCTAAATAATTAGCTTACAGGTATATATTGATAGCATATTTGCTAAATGTCAATTATTTTATAGTATATTTGCTAAATGTATATCTGCGCTAAATCAGAAAGGTGATTAAAATGACTTTAGTTAATACGATTAAAAGTCTATGCGCACAAAGAAAAATAGCACTTTCAGCACTAGAACGTGATTTAGAATTCGGAAACGGAACTATACGTAGATGGGATACAACATCACCATCGGCTGAGAAACTACAAAAGGTAGCTGACTATTTCCATGTAACAACTGATTATTTACTAGGAAGAGAACAGTTAAATCAATTAACCAATAAGGACGAAAAAGATATTGAAAAAAGAATGGAAGAAATAAAACGTGACCTAATAGACTCACAAGGACTTATGTTTTCTGGTGAGCCAATGAGTGAAGAAGCTGTAGATTCTTTATTAGATGCAATGGAATACATTGTACGTCAAACAAAAGTTATTAATAAAAAATACATTCCTAAGAAGCATCGTAAAGATAATTAATGTAAGTTCAGGAGTGATCACATTGAAATTCGTAATAAACAACACAGTCAATCAACTTTGCAAAAAACATAATACCAAAGACCCTTTTGAACTTGCTCAATGTTTAAATATAAATATCATTTTTCATGATCTACACGAAGAAATTAATGGATTCTACAAATATGAAAAGAGAAATAAATTTATAGCTATTAATAGTAATTTATCTTCAACTATGCAAAGAACGGTGTGCGCCCATGAATTAGGACATGCTGTCCTACACCCTCAAGCGAATACACCGTTCTTGCGAAAAAATACATTTTTATCTGTTGATAAATTAGAAATTGAAGCCAATATATTTGCTGCGCTTTTGTTAATAGATAAAGATAGCATTACTCCAGGTGATACAAAAGCATGTATAGCATATAAAAATAATATTCCTGTTGAGCTTTTAGAATTTTATACGTTCACCAACAAAAAAATGAATATGATAACGAATTGAAAGGTGGAATAAAAAGTGAGATGTGCAATTTATGCTCGTGTTTCAACAGAGGAACAAGCTGTAGAAGGATATTCCATCTCAGCTCAAAAGAAAAAACTTAAAGCATATTGCGATGCACAGGACTGGGATGTCGTTGGTTACTATGTAGATGAAGGTATATCTGCTAAAAATACTAACCGTCCAGAATTGAAACGAATGATAGAACATATAGAAAAAGGACTAATTGATTGTGTTTTAGTTCATCGCTTAGATCGCCTTACAAGATCTGTACTGGATTTATATACATTATTAGATGTATTTGAAGAATACGATTGTAAATTCAAAAGCGCTACAGAAGTTTATGATACTACAACAGCTATCGGAAGATTATTCATCACCATCATTGCAGCACTAGCTCAGTGGGAGCGTGAAAACATTGGTGAAAGAGTTAGAGTTGGGCAACAAGAAAAAGTTAGACAAGGTAAATATACTTCACCTAGAAAACCTTATGGATATAATGCAGACCATAAAGAAGGAATTTTAACAATTATAGAAGAAGAAGCGAAGGTCGTTCGTTCTATCTACAATGATTACTTAAAAGGTCACAGCGCAACCAGAATTAGTAAACGCTTAAACGCTACTAAGACTGCTGGACGAGATTACTGGAATGAAAAAGCTGTCATGTATATCCTTGAGAATCCACTTTACATTGGAACTTTACGCTGGAGAAAAGAAACAGAACATTATTTTGAAGTTCCAAATTCAGTACCAGCTATTATCGAAGAAGAAATGTTTAATAGCGTCCAAATATTAAGAGAATCCAGACAAGAATCGCACCCTCGTAGTCAATATGGTAGTTATATTTTCTCTGGAATTCTAAAGTGTCCAAGATGTGGTAGATCACTTGTTGGTAACTACGTAGTATCGAAAAAGAAAGACGGTACTAAGATCAAATACAAACACTATTATTGTAAAGGTCGCAAATTAAATGTTTGCACTATGGGGAATATGTCCGAAAGAAAATTAGAACAGGCTATAATACCGCACATTCTTTCCTTTTACATAGATGCAACAGATGAAGACGTTAAATTAGAAAATAGTAATACAGAAAATGAAATAGAACAAATTAAAAGTGAATTAAAGATTATAGAAAAAAGACGTAAAAAGTGGCAATATGCTTGGGCAAATGATCACTTAAAAGATGAGGAATTCACAGAGTTCATGCAAGAAGAAAATGAAAATGAAAAAGTTCTAACAGAAGAATTGTATAAACTAAAACCAGCTGAAAATAAAAAGCTACAAAACGAGGAATTAAAAAACATTCTAAAAGACATTAAACTTAACTGGGCAAACTTAAACGATGAAGAGAAAAAAATATTCATGCAAATCATACTAAAAAAGTTAGTTATTGAAAGAAGCGATAAATTACACGCTTATAAACTAGAAATTGTAGAAATGGAGTTTAATTAATGATATATTGGATTAAACTCTTTTTATGTATTTCAAGAGGTTTTGCCCAAAGAAACTAGAACCATGCTTCCGGCAACTTCTCTCTATAATATCAAGAGGCTTTTGAAATACGAAAAAAGAATCTTCCATTTCTACAATTCGCGTAACAACTTTCTTTTCTCCTAGAACAACAGGAAGTAAGGCCATTGTATTTTTGCTTACAACATAGTTTTCGACATAACGTTCTACTTTACTTTCCATAGTCTACTGTCTGCTACTACAAATATAGGAAAATGTATATCCTTAGAGTATGTAGTTTTTGCACGCTAAGAATACTTTTATCTATACTCGCTCTTTTGTTAGTAACAGATTTTTCACCTCTCTTTTTTTAATTTTCGATTGCTATTTAATTTCCCTTCTTCATTTCCCTTTTATAGTAGCACCTACGAAAAGGAAATGGTTTACATTCCACGATTCTTTACAAATACTTATAATAAATCAAATATAATATAAATTTGTTAATAATGATATATGAATATCAAAGGAATAATCTGTATAAAAAAAGGATTCTATATACGAAAAAAGAATTTATATCATTTGTAATATGTTTAACACATTCCCCTTTTCATATAATTACAGCAATTAATTTTGCTATAATTAAAATATAAATCAAATATACGGAGGTCTCTCATGGAAGAAAAGCAAGATCATCCAACAATTCAAATGAAAAATAGTAGCATTGTTATCGTAAAAAATTCAGCGAGTATTATATTCGGTTTATTTTTTATTTTACTGTTCTTCGCGAAGCCTTTTCGTAAATCTAAATGTCCAGAATGCAAGAAACGTGAAAAGAAAAAAGCTGTGAAAGAACACTAAAAGGCCTTCCTTTACGGAAAGCCCTTTTACATACTGATTGCCATTTCCTTCATTCTTCTTCATCCTCAAAAAACCTACTATTTTTTCTTCCAAGATTCTCTGTATCTCTTTCAACCTGTAATATGGTTCTTGATCTAAATACCGAGAATGAGACTTCCTCAAATCAATTACCGTCACTTTATCATTTTCATAAGTTTTCGAGTACGCCTTTATTTCTTCAATCATACTTTTTAGGCTGTCTTTATTACTAATATAAATATCGTATATCTCAACAACAAAAAAAGGATGGCATAAGCCATCCTTTTTTCTATAATAAACTATAAAATTATAGTTTGATTACGTTTTTAGCTTGAGGTCCACGGTTGCCATCTTCGATTTCGAAGCTAACTTTTTGGCCTTCTTCTAAAGATTTGAAACCATCAGTTTCGATTGCAGAGAAATGTACGAATACATCGTTTTCGCCTGGAACTTCGATGAAACCGAAGCCTTTTTCGTTGTTAAACCATTTTACTTGTCCTGTAACTGTCATAATTATTTCCTCCTACGAAAATACATTTTATTTAGTCTTCATGTATAAAAAAAGAATCCACACATTATCAAATTCGAAAAATAAACTAGTTCTCACATACTTTTTCCCGTTTGTTTTCGGCATTTGATAATATATGGATTGCTTAATTTAATTATTCAACTGGTATTATCATAACATACTTAAAATAGAATGTACAATCCTTTTTAAAAATAAAATTTCTAAATTTTATTATTTCTTATAAAATATAACCACACCTATTCTAATAAGGAGGCGTGTATGACAGAAATAATCCCTAAAAAAACATTAAAGAGAATTGAAAAAGATATTGAAAATAACAACCTTGGAAAAGCAAGAGATAGATTACACGGATTAATCACTACTTATCCGAATGAATTAGCACTTAGGAAAAAACTCGGTGACATTTACTTTACATTACAATACCCAGAAATGGCTGGACGGTATTGGTATCTTGAAAAAAAGAAAACAGATGTTATGCACGCGGCATGTCTACAATTTGAAAAATCGATGGGAAACGACTCTTATCATATTGTACGTGCTTTAAAATTCAAAGGAGATCGTAACATTATTACAGGACTACACACCGAACGTCCCTTACAGCCATTGCAGAAAAAAGTGATAGAGGAACTAATTGATGATTATGAAGAAACATGGAAAGACAAACTATTTACATGGGGCTGTCTATCATTATTCGCATTCCTTCTTTTTACTGCTATCGTTGGTATATTCACTATATTGGATTGGATATTTTAAATAGAAGTGAACGTCCCACAATACGACGACAAATAAAATTACATCAACTTTCCGACAAAGTTTAACAATGTCAGCGACGTAATAATAAATAAGAAAAGTGCCCCAAAAATATTTTTTGGGGCACCTACTTATACCTTTATTTCGTAAACTGTTCTTCTTCTGTGGATCCCTTTAGAGCAGTCGTTGATGAAGTACCGCCTGTAATCACTTGTGCTACTTCATCAAAGTATCCTGTTCCTACTTCGCGTTGATGGCGCGTTGCAGAGTAACCGTATTTCTCTGCTGCGAACTCTGCTTGTTGTAATTCAGAGTACGCTGCCATGCCGCGCTCTTTATAACCACGCGCTAATTCAAACATGCCGTAATTTAATGAATGGAATCCAGCAAGCGTTACGAACTGGAATTTATAACCGTACGATGCAATTTCTTTTTGGAAGCTTGCAATCGTTTTTTCATCTAATTTTTGTTTCCAGTTAAAAGAAGGGGAACAGTTGTAAGCAAGTAGCTTCCCTGGATATTTCTTATGAATTGCGTCCGCAAAGCGTTTTGCATCTTCTAAATTTGGCTCCGACGTTTCACACCAAACGAGATCTGCATACGGCGCATACGCTAAACCACGTGCAATTGCTTGATCAAGACCTGCTTTCGTATGATAAAACCCTTCTGGCGTTCTTTCACCTGTAATAAACTCTTGATCAACTGGATCGATATCGCTCGTAATTAAATCTGCCGCATCTGCATCTGTTCTTGCGACGATAATTGTTGGTACACCCATTACATCCGCAGCAAGACGTGCCGAAATTAAATTACGCACCGCTGTTTGCGTCGGTAATAATACTTTTCCGCCTAAATGCCCGCATTTTTTCTCTGAAGATAATTGGTCTTCAAAGTGCACGCCAGATGCACCCGCTTCAATCATCCCTTTCATTAATTCAAATACGTTTAACTGTCCACCAAACCCAGCTTCAGCATCCGCCACAATTGGAACGAAATAATCCGTATCACCGCTACCTTCCATATGCTGAATTTGATCAGCACGTTGAAGTGTTTGGTTAATTCGTTTTACAACAGCTGGCACACTGTTCGCTGGGTATAAGCTTTGGTCAGGATACATATGTCCAGAAAGGTTCGCATCTGCCGCTACTTGCCAACCGCTTAAATAAATTGCTTTTAATCCAGCCTTCACTTGTTGCATCGCTTGGTTTCCTGTTAATGCCCCAAGTGCATTAATATAATCTTCTGTATGAAGTGATTTCCAAAGCTTCTCTGCACCGCAGCGCGCTAACGTATGTTCAATATCAATCGATCCGCGCAGACGAATTACATCTTCAGCTGTATATGGACGTGTTATCCCTTTCCAGCGCGTATCTAATTCCCAGCTTTCCTGCAATTTATCAATTCTTTCGTTTTTCATATGTTCCATCCCCTTTTCTTGTTTCTTATAAAATTTCAT